GGCCCCCACCGAGAAGGTGGTCTCCGCGTCCACCAAGGTCAAGCGTCCGAAGTCGGGTGCGATCTTTCACCCCGCAGAGAAGGTGAAGGTGGGCAAGGAGACGGTGGATGCACCGTCCCTGATCTTCGACCAGGCGATCCCCCAGCTGGGCCTCTTCGACACCCTCGACCCCAGCCCTGCACACGCACCCGCGCAGCCAGAAGCGAAACGGGTTCGTCAGGAGACCGAGAAGGCCGCGCAGGGCCGGCCGAGGAAGCGGGAGAAGGCCAACCCCACCCCTGGCCTGCTCGGCTTGCTCGAGCCCCCGGTTGCCTCCCCAGACGACCTGAAGCTGCCCGAGGGGCCGAAGGCTTCGCCCGAGGAGCTGGTCAAGGCCAAGGCCGAGGGCAAGCCGCTCGAGCCGCGCCCCGAACCACCTCCGATCGTCGAGAGCACGGACGCGCGCCTCGCTCGGGAGATCGTGAGGCAACAGGGGCAGGCGAACCCCATTCGCACCCGCGTGGTCAAGCCCTTCGGGGGGCGCGCGGGCTGGGGCCCCGCGACCCGGCGGCAGAAGAACGACGAGGCCCTCGCGCTGGCCCGGCAGGCCCTCAAGGAGGGGCGCCAGCTCACCGCGGACGAGCGGGAGACGGTGGCCAGCTACAGCGGCGCGGGTGGCACCGGGGAGCAATGCTTCGGCATGCTCAACGAGTATTACACCCCGCCCGAGCTCGCCGCGTCGATGTGGGACGCGTGTGAGAAGTTGGCCGGCGGCCCCGACAAGATCAAGCTGGCCCTCGAGCCCAGCGCGGGCACGGGTGTGTTTCAGGAGCACGCCCCGGCCGGCTGCAAGATGATCGCCTGCGAGATCAACCCGGAGAGCGCGGACATCAATCGGGCCCTGCACCCCAAGCACGAGGTGACCAACGACAGCTTCGAGCGCCACGCGGTGCTTGACCTGCGCCAGCCCGACCTGGTCATCGGCAACCCGCCGTTCGGCTCCCGCGGCGCACACGCGGCCCTCGACCCGGCCAAGGCAGGCATGACCGGCGAGCAGTACGGGCTCGACACCGCGCTCGACAAGGTGCGGGACGGGGGCCTCGTGGCCATGGTGCTCCCGGCCAGCGTGATGACCGGCATGACGACCGAGCAGCAGATCTTCCGGGAGAGGATCGCAGGCAAGGCCGTCCTGTTGGGCGCCTGGCGGCTCCCCAACAGCACCTTCAAGCACAGCGGGACGGACAACGTCACCCCCGACGTGGTGTTCTTCCGCAAGCTCCCCCACGGCCTGGCCTCGGCGATCCCGAAGATGGACGCCGACATGCGCAAGCACACGGGCCTGCCCGATCAGAGCAGCTTCATCGAGGGCAACTACTTCCAGGCGAATCCCGATCGCATCCTTGGCAAGGTGGAGGAGGACAAGCAGTTCCGCGGCTACACGAACGTGGAGGGGGCCTTCACCTCCGAGCTGCTCGAGGGGCTGCGCCAGCAGGGACACCCCGCGGGCACCGGCGAGGTCTTCGGGTGGCACGACCCGCACAGCTGGCGTGCCACCTTCGAGAACTGGAACCCCACCGACAACATCGACACGATCCGCAAGGCCGCGGACGTCGCACGCACCTGGGAGATGGCCAAGCGGCCGTACACAGACAGCGTTGGGACTCGCAAGGAGATCGACGGCCACGAGTATGTGCTGCGCCAGGACAAGGGCGGCCAGCCGCGCTGGCGTCGCGTGGACGATGCAGAGGAGCTCGCGGACCTGAGCGAGCCCGCACGTGAGGCCGTCTACGCGGCCAAGGCCATCGGCGAGGGCATTGCCGACCTGCAGGCGAAGATCCGGGACCGCGAGGACAACGCGAAGATCAACGAGGCCCGGGAGAAGCTCAGGCAGCAGGTGGTCGCGTTCACTGGCACCTACGGCCGGCCCGCGGAGAACAAGGGCACGTACACCCGGATCTCCAACCAGAGGACCGCGGCCCTGTTCGCGGCCAGCGTCAAGCCCGATGGCGAGGTCTGCGATCTGCTCCTGCGGCAGGTGGACGCGTCCGCGGCGCATCCCGATCGCATCGAGCAGACGACCGACCCCGCGGTGGCCTGCGCGCACGTGGCCCGGGCGTGCAACGGCCAGGTGGACCTGATCCAGGCCGCGAGCATGCTCGGCACCAACGACCCGGAGGTCGTCGAGGCCTTCCTGCGCAAGAGCCCCGAGTACTTCCCCTCGGAGGACGGCACCTGGCTCGACCGTGCCCACTTCCTGTCCGGCTACATCTACGAGCGGCGCGCGGCCTACGCCCGGGTGCTGTCGATCCTCAAGGACGCGGCAGGGGACGCGCAGAGGGCCCGGGCGCTCCTGCTCTCCGCGTCCACGAGCCCCGCGGTGCTCGACAAGCTGCGCGTCGCCAGCCACTACGACGAGGTGGTGGCCAAGCTGCAGGAAGGGCTCAAGCAGCTGGACGAGGCCCGCGTCGCCACCCCCCTGGAGATGGTCCCCTTCGGAGTCCGCGATCGCTGGATCCCTCACGAGATCCTCGAGGCCTTCGTCCGCAACAAGACCTTCCTGGGCTACGGCCTACACTACACCGGCGGCCGCTACGTGATCTCCGACACGAACGGCCAGCTGATCACCGAGACCGACGACCCCTTCTGGAAGTCCGAGGCGAGCAAGGGCCCCCTGGCCAAGGCCATCATCAACCACCTGAACCGGGACCGCCTGGGCGAGACCCAGCAGGCCCTGATCGAAGGGATCGACGAGGACTACAAGCGCTGGGTCCTGATGGCCGCGGGCTCTGCCTGGAAGGACCAGGTGGAGGCCGAGTACAACCAGCGGTTCCACGGCTTCCGCCAGCCCCCCACCAGCCAGGATGCGCTCCCCCTCGACCACTGGAACCACGCGCCCCAGAACGGCGGGACCCCCGAGGGCAAGACCCCGCGCGGCCACCAGTACCAAGCCTCCCGTTGGGTCGAAGAGACCCCGGGAGGTAAGGCGTTGTGCGACAATGTGGGTGTGGGTAAGACGATGGAGATCATCGCGGCCATCGCCTACGCGCGCCACAAGGCCAGCAAGGCCGGCCGCAAGTTCAAGCCGATCGTCTGCGTCCCCAAGGCCCTGCTCGAGAACTGGAAAGAGGAGATCCGGGCCGTCCAGCCGGACGCGAAGATCCTGCTCATCGGCGAGAAGATCGTGGTGGGCAAGGCCGGCAAGAAGAAGGGCCAGACGTTCGCGCAGGGCATGACCGCGGAGGACAAGGCGAAGGCCTGGGCCGACGCGTCCCTCAACGACTACGACTACATCCTCTGCTCCCGGGAGGCCTACGCGGGCTTGCCCGTGTCCCCGGAGACCAAGGAGCGCCTCTGGGAGAAGTACGCGGAGGCCGACGTCGCCTACGGTGCGGAGAAGAAGAAGGGCGAGGCCGGGGAAGGTGAATCCGATTCGCCCGAGCCCGGCAAGAAGAGCAAGAAGAAGGGGGCACCCTCCGAGGAGAACAAGGCCAAGAAGAAGGAGCGGCTCAAGGCCAAGTGGGCCGAAGAGGACGCGGAGCGCAAGAAGCTCGGTTCCCCCCTGTTCGAAGATCTCAACGTGGACGGGATCTACTTCGACGAGGCCCACGCCTACAAGAACCTGTTCATGCCCAAGGGCAAGTACGCAGGGGCCAAGTACCTCGGTTCCGGGGCTCGTGCCAAGCGCTCCGCGGACATGCACCTGAAGTGCCGTGTTTTCGAGGAGTTGCACCCTGGTAAGGGGGTCGTGCTCGCCACGGCTACCCCAGTAAAGAACTCGGCATTGGAAGTTTACACCTTCCTGCAGCACATTGCGCCGCAAGCCCTTGCGCAGCGCGGGGTTGACACATTAGAAGGATTTCTTGATAGATATTCAAGGGTTGAGCCTCGTACCATCATCAACGCGAGGGGCGAGGCCCAGGAGGCTGACTGCTTCGTTGGCTTCCAAAACCTGCGGGAGCTGCGGGAGATCACCAGCCAGTACATGCTGATCCGGGACGCCAAGACGGTGGGGCTGCAGGTGCCGGCCGAGCAGAACCAGGCCCACGCGGTCGAGCTCACGGACAACCAGAAGGCCACCATGGCCATGCTCCGGCAGCGGCTCGCCGACATGCTGGAGGGGCGGTCCAAGAGCCACGGTGAGATCAAGGGTGAGACGGACGACGTCGAGCCGGGCGAGCAGGGAGACAGTGGCACACCCCGGGAGGGCGCCGCGGGCATCATGGCCGCGCTCGACGACGCGGACAAGCTCGAGACGGACCACATCCTGAAGATCCTGCACGCCATGCAGGTGGTGAGCCTCGACCCGTCGTACGACCCGACCCTCATGGCTGATTACGACCCCAACCCGGAGCATGTGGGCCCGCCCCAGGACCTGCGCAGCCCCAAGCTCGAGAAGCTGGTCGAGAACATCACGACCAAGCTGGACAGCGGCAAGGCCGAGCACAAGCCCTTCGGGCAGGTGGTCTTCTGCGACCTGATCAAGACCCAGCACCGCATCAAGGACATGCTGATCGCCGCGGGCGTGCCGGCCGAGCGAATCGGGATCATCAATGCCAAGGACGCGCCGACCATCCTGGAGCGCCAGGCGGTGGCCAAGCAATTCCAGATGGGCGAGATCGACGTCGTGATCGGGAACACCGCGACCATGGGCGAGGGTGTGAACCTGCAGAAGCGGGGCTCCGACCTGCACCACGCGGACATCCCCTGGGACCCGGGCTCGATGATCCAGCGCAACGGGCGCACCGTGCGGCAGGGCAACCCGAACAGCGCTGTAGGCATCCACACCTACATGGGGAAGGGCAGCTTCGACGGCTACAAGCTGAGCAGCATCGGCGGCAAGGGCGACTGGCTGCACCACCTCTGGAACGGGACCAGCGACGAGATCGAGGTGCCCCCCGAGGTGCAGGGCTTCACCCGGGATCAGCTGTTCGTCTACTCGAGCGCGGACCCGGAGAAGGCCGTCGAGGAGCTCGAGGCGAGCAAGCGGAAGAGCGAGGCCGAGGCCGCGGACAAGAAGTACGAGAAGGCCATGCAGACGTACTTCAACCTCCGGAGCATGTACCAGAGCTTGCAGGCCGCACCCGGCAAGCGGGCCATCGACCCCACCGTGGTCAAGGCGCGCAAGGATACGATCGAGCAGCTCAAGCGGGCCCTGGAGGCCAACCCCTACTTCCCGCACAAGCAGGAGCTGACCGACGAGGCCCTCGCTGGCCCGGCCCTGGTGGTCAAGGCGACTGGCCTGGTGGTCAAGGAGGGGATGAACCTGCAGTACACCCAGTCGGATGGCGGCCGGACCCTGTACTTCCACGTCACCAAGGTGACCGTGAACCCGGACGGCACTGGCAAGGTGCGCGGCCACGATTACGGCAACCCGACCGAGCTGCGCGGGGATTTCCGAGAGTACGATCTCGCCCCAGGCCGGCTCGACATTGCCAAGCCCGCGCTGCGCGGCCCTGAGAAGGCCATCGAGATCGGGCTCGAGCAGCTCAAGTCGCCTACCGAGGCGCGGGCCCTGCCGATCGACATCAAGAGCGATCACAATGCGGCCATCCAGGCGACCCTGCGCCGCTGGATCCTGGCCAAGGAGATCAAGCCGAAGGGCACCCCTCGGGAGCACGTCGTCTGGACCAAGGAGGGCGAGGGCGCCCCCCGTGAGCTGGTCCTGCTGACCGAGGCGGAGATCCAGCAGCGAGCAAAGAAAGGCGCCGGCCAGGTGGAGTTCTGGACGGGCTCGACGCAGGACGTCTTCGACACGCTGCGCTACCGGGACGAGTGGGTGGACGCGATCGCCAAGGGCAACCGCAGCTGGAACAATCAGATCTCGCAGGCACTCAAGTCGTACGACGTCGGGCGGACCATGCGGGAGAGCGGCGTGGCCGCGGCCTCGGTCTTCTCGGGGCTGGATCAGGGCAACCTCACGGAGAAGCCTCTGGACGAGTACCTGCGTTGGCAGAAGACCCGACTCGGCGCCGAGGGCATCACGTACGCCGAGGCGCACCAGCGCAGCAACTGGGAGAACGCGCAGAAGATCGCCATGGAGCAAGGGCGAATCCCATTCGCCACGTTCCGGGAGCGTGTTTCGCCCGAGACGGTCGCGAAGGCGATCGACGGCGGGCTGCGTGCGTCCGCGAGCTGGATCCTGCGTGACGACGTCTCTGCAGACCCCGCGGTCGCGACCGCGCTACAGGCGGTCAAGGCCAACAAGGCCGCGGTCGCGAAGCTGCAGCGGTTCAACGCGGTGGCCAGCTACGCGGCCATGGGGTACGAGCTGCCCGGCGTGACCCTCCCCGAGTTCAAGGCCACCTACACCGACCTGTCGGGCCAGCCGTACGAGGTCCCGGTGCGGATCTCGTCGATGGCGAGCACGGAGCGCTCCGGCATGGTGGAGGTCAAGCCGCTCGACGCGTACGAGGTGACCAAGCGCTCCGGACTCGCATCGTACAGCAACGAGCGGGACGTGCCCGTGGCCGACCTGGTCGCACAGGTCTCCGATGAGGAGCTCGCCAAGTTCGAGGCCGCAGTCGAGGCCTCACGGGAGGAGCGCAATCGGCAGGCAGCCGAGGCTGACCGCATCCGCAAGGAGGGCGAGGCCAAGGCCGCGGCGGAAGCCGCGGCACGCCGACTCGCGTTGCAGAAGCTGGGCAGCTCGTTCGTGAGCAAGGCCAAGGAGCTCGGGCTGACTCAGCCGCTCATCGGCGTGGGTGATTACGGCAAGGAAGCTGCGATCTACTCGAAGAACAGCACCAACGGCCTGTTCTGGATGCTGACGTTCGATGGGGGGAGCCTCGGCCCGACGCACATCGTCAACAGGCTCGAGGATGCGGGCTGCTACTGGAATGCACGCTACTCCAACTGGCTGATGCAGAAGGGTAAGACTCCAGCCGCGCAGGAGCAGTTCTTCACCAAGATCATGGAGACGAACAACAACGCGGTCGAGAAGGTTGGCGAGCTCCGCACCTGGCTCGAGGCCCAGCATCCTGGGCTGCGCGTGCGGGACGTGCTCTCCGAGGTCTCGGCCGACGAGTGGCAGAAGAGCCTGGGGGGCGCGCCGAGCCTGTCGAAGTCGCAGCGGACGTGTGCTATCGTGATCCGGCGGGAGGTGTGAGCCATGTACCAGCTGCCTGGCCAGGTCGCAGCCAACATCGTGCAGGTGCTGCAGCAGGACCCCTGGTACTACCGCCACTTCGGGCCCTACTGGTGGCGGCTCAAGAAGGGGTTGAAGGCGGCCGGCTACGGACCCGAAGTCGCCTCATGCCTCGGGGACGAGTTCCCCGACGAGGAAGCACTACACCGGTTCGACGACCAGGACGACGGCGAGTTCCTACAGAAGGCGCTGGGGGAGCAAGAGTGGAACGCCCGCTACCGCTACCACAGCAAGACCCAGCCCGATCCTGACCCGGAGCGCGAGGACTACGAGATCCACGACCCGGATGGGGAGTGCTGAATGGGCGCGCGTCCTACCGGCCTACCTGCAGGAGATCGCCGTGCGCCCCATCACCGTCTCGAGGAAGAAGATGCCCAGCGAATCCCATTCGCCTCGTGCCCAGCTCGAGAAGAGTCTGACCGGCGCGACCGGCGCGGAGCTCTGTCTGGTCGAGCGCGTCTCGACTCGCACCCATTACCTGGTGAAGGCCGAAGGCCGGACTCACAAGTACATCAAGCGGGAGCCGACGGGCAAGCAGAAGCCCCGCTGGCGCTACTGGTACAAGGTGCCCGGCCAGGGGATCGTGCAGCACGACCGGATCGTCGAGGGCGCGCGCTATGCGGCCGCACACGAGGGCCAGGCCGGCCACTGGCATGTGCTCAGCTCGGACGACTCGGGCGTGTTCGTCAAGCACACCGCGACCGGCACCCATCGCAAGGTCTCCCATGAGGACTTCGCCCGGGAGGTGAACGCGCAGCACGCGGGCGCACACCAGCAGCAGAAGGCAGGCAAGCGGGCCGAGATCCTCAGCGCGATCAAGGTGCTGAACGAGGGCGGCGGCGGGCCCAAGCAGCCCGAGCGGGTCAACAAGCTCGTGGAGCAGGCCGAGAAGCAGGGATGGATCGGCGCCCGGGAAGCGGCCATGTACCGTGCTCGCACCAAGGCTGAGACCGAAGCCAAGCAGGCCAGCCCGGGCGGGAAGGTGCGCGAGGCCCTGGCGGCCATGCCCAAGGAACATCGGGCCGCGGTGGTCGGCCAGATGCGAGATCTCGAGGAGGCCCGCACCCGGGCTGAAGGGGCCGACGTCGGCGGGAAGAAGGACGGCGGGCTCGGACTCGTGGGCGACACCGCAGCCATGTTCGTCGCGACCAACGCGGGCAAGCCCCAGAAGCAGCAGGTGCGCTACCGGCTCGTGTCCGCAGAAGACCTGATCGCCAGCCACAAGCCGACCGAGCGGTTCAAGCCGAATCCGGCCTATCCGGAGGGTGTGCAGGAGCGGACCTACCACCGCAACCCGGACCAGCAGCGGGCCGTCGAGGAGCACGCCAAGCACATCCAGCCCGAGTTCCTGGTCAACAGCAACCCGGACGCGGCCCACGGCGCACCGATCATCACCCCGAGCGGCGTGGTGCTCGGCGGCAACAGCCGGACCATGTCCCTCGAGTTGGTCTACGGATTGCACCCCGAGTCCGCGAAGAAGTACCAGGACGAGCTGCGCAAGGAAGCCAAGAAGTTCGGCTTCTCGCCCGCGGACGTGGATCGGGTCAAGCATCCGGTGCTCGTGCGGGAGGTGGACGACCCCGGGACCAAGGAGGGCCGGGCAGATCTGGTGCGGCGGTACAACGAGAGCTTCACCCGGGCCATGGATCCCCGGGAGGAGCAGATCGCCCTGGCCAAGCGGCTCGGCCAGAAGACCCTCGACGCGCTGACCAGCTACGGGAAGACCGAGGCGGGGGAGGATGTGGACGAGACGTTCAACGACTTCCTGACCAGCTCCCGGTCGGCGCGGCTCGTCCAGGCCATGAGGGACGAGGGGCTGATCGACGATCGCAACAGCGACCGCTACGTGATCAAGGGCACCCAGCGGCTCAACGAGGTGGGCCGGCTCTACGCGAGCCAGCTGCTCATGGGCAAGGTGCTCGACAACGTGGCCGATCTCGAGGACATGGGGCAGGAGTACCGCAACCGCTACAACGCGCAGCTGCCGGTCATCGTGGCGGCCGGGCAGAGCAACAAGGCGTTCGACCTGACCGATGCGCTCAAGCGCTCCGCGGCCCTGATCGCCGCGATGCAGCGGGCCGGGATCAAAAACCCCACCGACGCGATCGCCCAGCGGCGCCTCGTGGACGAGGGCGGACACGCAACGCTGTCTGCAGACCATCCTGTCTGGAACGATCCGCTGGCCCAGGCCGTCACCCTGGCTGTGCTCGGGCCGCAGAAAGAGGTCGGGCCGAAGTTCCGGGAGTTCGCCCGGCTGGCCGCGCAGCCGAGCTCCGCGGGCGGCATGTTCGACGACGGGCCGACCGACGAGCAGCGCGCCATGGAGGCCATGAAGCGGGCATTCGGCTTCAAGTCGGATCATCCGTTCGCGGAGAAGATGGCCGCGGACGAGGCCGCGGCCCGGGAGAAGAAGCTGACCCGGAGGAAGGTGAAGACGGCCAAGCGGCTCGAGGCCAAGGGGGTCAAGACCCAGGCCGAGACCGAGCAGGCGAAGCAGGAGCAGGAGAAGGTAGCATGAGCGGTGCCCCTCCCGGCACGATCCACACCTGGGCCCACGGGGAGCAGGCGCAGAAGCAACCCGATGGGACGTGGAAGGTCAGGCTCTACCGCGCAGCCGCCCGGCCCGAGGTGAACAGCGCGGGGACGACCAGCTTCTCACCCGATCGGACCGTCGCCGAGGCCTACCTGGACGGCGCCAACCCCGGCTTCGGCGGTGCCAACCTCTACAAGGTGGAGCCCGACGTGGACCCCAAGAAGGTCCTGGACGTGCGGGAGGGGCTGCCGCGCTGGCTGGAAGAGATCGCAGAGGGGCACGGGGGCGGTGCCAGCAACTCGTGGGTCTTGACGGCCAGCGACAAGGCTCGGCAGGCCATGCTCGATCGAGGCTACCAGTGGGTGCGATTCACGGACGACTACCCGACCGGCGCGGAGACCTGGGCCCTGCTGGACGACGAGCATGGGGAGGATGAGGTGGAGCCGAAGATGCGCAAGCTCAAGAAGAGCCTGTGCAAGTCCCGCGAGGGCCTCGGGCCCCACGGCTACCCGCCCGGCACCGTCCACGAGTGGGATGGCGTCAAGATGCGCAAGGAAGCCGGCGGCAAGTGGAAGCCGTTGGCCGGGCAGCAGCAGCTCGACCTGGGCGAGGCTGGGCACCCGCAGCCGAAGCTGCGTCGGCCCGCGGTTCGTTCCGAGAAGCATTCCCCCACCGGGACCCAGCTTGATCTGCTGTCCGATCGCCCTGCGCGCCTCGTGCAGGAGCAGGACCGAGCTCGAGGGCGTTCCGAACAGGCCGTCAAGGAACGAGCAGAGCTCCAGGCCAAGCTCGAGCGGGCCGAGGCCCTGGGACGGGCGGCAGAGGACTGGAAAGCGAACGGGATTCGTGCGCGGGCCTTCAAGTCGTGGTTCGGCGACTGGGAGAGCGCGGACCCCAAGGTGCTGTCCAAGATCTCGAAGGTGCGAGACAAGGTCACCGGAGAGCCCAAGCTCACCTGGCAGCTGCATTTGGGCGGGCGGAAGGCCGCGATCAACGTGGCCAAGAAGCAAGGCGCATCGGTGGTGGTGGGACCCGAAGGCCCGGTGACCGCCTACCACGGCACCTCCCACGGAGGATTCACCGAGTTCGATCCCAAGAAGACCGCTAAGAACAGCCTGTTTGGCCCTGGTTTTTATTTCACCGAAGATCGGGCGGTGGCGGAGAGCTACCAGAAGAAGGGCCAGCCTCGCAAGGTGACAGATCTTGAGGGAGCCAACGTAGACTCCGTCCAGGCTTTCCTGGACGAGGTGGCCCCGTGGACTGGCAGCGGACTCGCATATGATCTCAAGAACGAGAAGCATTGGGCGGAGCGCGCATCTATCCTGGACCATGTCTACAAGCATCAGGATATTGCGGAGAAGCATGGGATCAAGATTCCGAAACACCAAGTCTATTCGGTCTACCTCAACATCCGGAACCCGTATGATGTGGACCACACGAAGATCGATGTAGGAGATCTACCCCCTTCGGAGTCAGGGAAGGGCAGAGCTCTATCTATAGTGGCGGTTGCCGCGGATAAGCCGGAGGTCGGCGCAGCTATCAGGCAAAAGGATCGGAAGGCCGCGTGGGAAGCGGGCGTGGCTGCTATCCCGGGGCTGCCAGACAAAGATCTGCACAACATGCTGCACGCGTTGCCTGCAGCTGCGGGTATGCAAGGCCCGGACGTGGCGGTGTACGCCAAAGGTATGGCGAAGAACCATCGGCACACAGATCCGGAGATGCAGGGGACTTACAAATATTTCCGAGAGAACCCGAATGTGCTGTTGGCGTCGATCGCCAAAGCGTTTTCCCTCTCGGAGAGCACATCAAACCCGTACGGCGATGTGAGTTATCATCAACTGGTCAAGTACGCAGGAGATGAGCCAGGAGCCACATCCGACAAATCGGCTACTACTGCCCTACTCAAGCAGTTGGGATATGACGGGATCACGCACATCGGCGGTAAGGCAACCAACCAGAAGATCAAGCACCGGGTCTGGATCGCCTTCGAGCCGACTCAGATCAAGGCCGCGGAAGGCAACCAGGGCACCTTCGACCCCAAAGACGCGGACATGACCAAGTCGAACGAACCTGTCGAGAAGTCTCTGCTGCTCGGAGCGTCGATGGCCGCGGCCCACAGCGCTACCCGAGGGCAGGGCAGCTCGATGCTATCCGCGCCGATTCCGAAGACCCCCGCGCAGCGCGCCGGCCAGTACCAGGGCGGGAGCTTCTGGGACCCACAGAAGGGCGGCCGGGAGGGGCTCCAGCTCGTGCCGAGCAAGGAGAACCCGAACATCAAGCGCTGGCAGAAGGTCGGCGCGGTGGACAAGGTCAAGCGCGCCTTCGGCGGCGGGCCCAAGCCCGCGGCGACGCTGCAGGAGCACTTGGGCCAGTACCATGACCAGCTGCAGAGCTGGGCCCAGCAGCATGGCGGAGGGGCCGACCTGCAAACTGCGGCAGCCGTCCAGGCTGGCACGCAGCCTCCGGTCAAGATGGGTGGTTGGCGTGAGGCTACCGAGGCCTTCGGCAAGCTCAACGACGAGCAGCATCATGCGTTGCACGAGGCGCACCAGTGGTACACTGGTCGCATGGGCAAGAGCCTGACAGGAGACGAGATGGAGACCTACAGCCCCTTCGAAGACCTCTGCAAGAGCCTGGACGTGGACCCGGTGCCGACCCCGGAGGAGCTGCTCAAGGGCGAGCCGAGCCAGCCCCCGCCGCCCGGCCCGGCCGGTCCCCCTCCCCCGGTGCCTCGACCCGGCGCGCCGGCCCCCACCCCGCCCGGCAGCACCCCGGCGCCCTCCGCGCCCTCGGCCGCGCCCCCGAAGCCGGTGGCCCCGCCCGGGCCCCCGATGCCCCAGGGGCCGGACAAGGGGCCGGACGAGGACAACGAAGACGCCCCCGGGCCGGGCAAGTACCCTCCGCTGATGCGCAGCGCGACCGAGACCCTGGATGCGGGCGTGCTGGCGCGCAGCCTGTCCTGTGAGACGGGTGAGCGGCTGGCCAAGCTGATCGAGAAGGGCGGCGCCGACTGCCCCTACGACCACCGGGAGCAGTTCGACACCAGCTGGCTGAAGCAGCAGAAGAAGGGCTGACCATGATCGCGCTGGGATCGAGGCTGGCCGGTCTGGCGGCCGGCGCCGGGAAGGGGCTCGGGGACCTGATCGTCTGGGCGGGCCAGGGGGCGACTGGCCTGCGTGAGGCCTTCGTCTCAGCCTACGATCTCGGTGTGCAGAAGCACGCGGAGCAGAAGCGCGCCACCCTGCTCAAGGCACGGTCGCAGCTGCTCGGGCTGACTCCAGAGCTCTACACCCACCTGGCTGACGAGGTGGGGGAGCCCCAGCTGATCGAGGCCGCGGTCCGGGAGCTCGAGCGCCCCCGCGGGGAGTTGGTCAAGGCCCTCGGGGCGAATGGGGATCGCACCTGGCGCGCGCTGCAGGAAGATCCCTTCGAGCCGATCGCTAGCTTTGGTGGCTGGCGGGAGCGGCCGAGCCTGCTGACCTGGGAGATGCTCGAGGCCCTCGCCTACCGGGTGCCGCCGTTCACCGCCTACCTGCAGACCCGGCTGAACCAGATGATGTACTACGGCCAGCCTCAAGAGGACAAGCACGGCCCCGGGTTCGTCATCCGCAAGCGGGCCGGGGGGAAGAACAACCCCCGGCTGCAAGCTCAGCCGACGACCCCCCAGGCCAGCGAGGGCGAGACCCCGGAAGAGGACAGCCGCGCGCGCTACCTAGAGCAGATGGTGATCAACTGCGGGTACACCCCCCGCTACGACCCCGAGACCGGCCAGACCCGGGACGGGTTCGTGACCTTCCTGCGCAAGGTGATCCGGGACAGCCTGATCTACTACCAGCTCTGCTTCGAGAAGCAGCGGGACCGGGCCGGGCGGATCGTTGCCTGGCGCGCGGTGGACGCGAAGACCATCCGGCCGGCGCGGCAGGACCTGCGCTACTTCAACGAGCGGCGGGAGCCGATCAAGTACGCGCAGATGATCAATGGCACCGTGGCCGCGGACTTCTCGCCGCTCGACCTGGTGTACGCGATTCGCAACCCGCGCACCGACATCCGATGCTGGGGCTATGGGCTGTCCGAACTCGAGATGAGCGTCGGCGTCGTGACCGCGCTGCTCAACAGCTTCGAGCACAATGCCCGCTACTTCGCCAACGGCACGACCGCCAAGGGCGTGCTGACCGTCCACGGCCTGGTGCCGGCGGGGCAGCTGACCGCGTTCCGGCGACTCTGGACGGCCATGATCACGGGTGCGCAGAACGCCTGGCGCACCCCGATCTTGAACATGCCCGACGAGAAGTCGGACGTGAAGTGGGTGGACATCCAGAAGAGCAACCTCGACATGGAGTGGTCCAAGTTCATGGATTGGCTCCTGAAAGTCGAGTGTGCGATCCTGCAGATTGCCCCCGAGGAGATCGGCTTTCAGTTCGGCAACCAGGGGCAGACCAGCTCGATAGGCGGGCAGGGTGGGCAGCGGGAGAAGATCGAGGCCAGCAAGGACAAGGGGCTCAAGCCCCTGCTGACCTGGACCGCACAGACGATCAACGAGGAGATCGTCTGGCCCATCGACGCGGACTACGAGTTCGCCTTCGTCGGCCTTGACGCGGAATCGGAGCAGTCCGAGGTGGAGCTGCTGATCAAGGAGCAGGGCGGCTACCTGAAGTTGAACGAGGCGCGGGCCGCGCGCAACCTCCCCGCACTGCCCAAGGAGCAGGGCGGGGAGATGATCCTCAACCCGACCTGGCAGCAGTACGTGTCGCAGCAGGCGATGCAGGCTGGGCAGCAAGGTGGTGGCGGGATGGAGTCGCAGGACCCCGGCGCCTTCGGGGGCTGGGGCGGTTTCGGGGACGGGTCCGAGGGGGGCGAGGCCTCACCGGAGCAACCTGGACCGGAGCCCGCGGAGAAGTCGTTGACCAGCACCCGGGCGAAGCGTACCCTGGGATCTGGACGTGTCATCAAGTACGTGATCGATCTGTAGAAGGAGTCCGCCATGGCCGTCAATCCCATCGAGAAGCTCCAGTATTTCGGCGCCGCGCACAAGCCGTCGGTGGACGCGTTCGACAGCAACGCCTACCGCGACGAGTTCCGGCGCGTGATCCCCATCGTGCTCGTGCAGGGCACCAGGCTGGTCGAGTACCACCAGATGCCGTGGGCCGGCGTGATCGAGTCGATCAAGACGATCCAGCTGGTCGCGGGCGGCGGCGGTGGCGGGCAGAACGCGATCGACGTGCAGATCGGTCCCCTCGGCTCGACCGCGACCGTCTTCGCGGCCGCCGCGGACGGCAACGTCGCGCTGGACAACGCCGCGGCCTGCGCGGCCGTCCACCCGACCTTCCCGACCGCGATCGCGGGCCTGGGCGCCCTGCAGACCTGCAGCGACGGGCAGACCCGGCCCAAGTTCAACATGGGCGACATCCTGTACGCGGTCGGCAACCCGGCCGCGGGTGCCATGGGCACCGTCCTGATCGAGGTCACGATCGCCAAGGAGATGATCGTCCGGGTCTGATCCTGACGATCGGGATTCGCACATGCCGCGGGCCGTCGTCCAGCTTCGAGCCACCCAGGAGGAGCTGCAGAGCCCTCGGGTGCGGTCGCGCCTGGCGAAGGCCCTGCGGCATGTCGCGGACGATCTCCACCCTGACCACGACCACGAGGAAGCAGCACCGCTACAGACCGCCGCGGCCCGGGAGATCCAAGCCCGGCTCGAGCGCTACTACCGTGCGCTGCTCGTCTCGATGACGGAGCGGATCGCCAAGGTGGTGGAGGAGCAGCCGTGAGAGGCAACCGCAAGCTGGTGGCCCTGCTGGTGTGTGTAGGGGTGACCCTGGCTCTGGTGGCTGTGCTCATGGTCTGGCCCGGCCGGCTACCTGATACCCAGCTGGATTCCCTGCTGTCGTTCCTGTCCACCGCGGCGGTGGCCTTCTTTGGTTCGAACGTCGCGAGCCACTGGCTGAACGGGCGCAATCGCACTGCAGATTCCCCAGCCAAGGGCCCCGCGGACCCGGCCGAGGGGGCGTGACGTGGGTGGCGTGCTGCTGGCCCTGGCGAAGTGGATCCTGAGCATCCATGTGCCCGTGTGGGTGCTGTTGATCCTCGTGGGCACGGCCACCTGCGTCTGCCTCAACCTGCATTGTGGGAAGGCCGACGTGGAAAGCGAAAGGGATTCGCTCCAGGTGAAGGTTGGCCAGCTGCAGAAAGAGCTCGGCGCGGCCACCGTCTCGATTGGCAACCTGCAGAAGGGAGTCGAAGAACAGAACCGCGGGGTGGAGCTGTTCCGGCAGGAGACCGAGCTGCAGCAGGAGCGCGCCGAGGTGGCTGAGGCCCGGGCGCAGCGGGTCAAGGTCGTCTACCAGGATCGGATCGTGAAGGTGCAGCAGGCGGCGGTGCCCTCCGACTGCGAGGGCGCTGTCCGATGGGGGGCAGAGCAGGCCGCAGCTGCCGCGGCCGAGTGGCGGAAGGGAGTCACACCATGAGCGAGCACGTGGACAACACGCGTTGGCAGGATGAGCCCCTCATCGGAGGATGGGAGCCCCAACTGCTCCCGGACGAGAAATTCGAGAGAATCTCGGAGATCATCTTGGGGTTCACCCCGAACGACTGCTGCGACGCCAACGCGTCCACCGAGCTTCATGAGATCGCCGCGACGCTGATCAACCACATACTCGCCCTCAAAGGGAGTGCGCCATGAGCCCGGAGCAGCAAGCCAAAGAAGAGCGGCTCGTCGGCTGGGGGATCGCGACGAGCTTGTTGCTTCTGGCCATCGCGTTGGCGTTCTTCCTGTCAGGCTGCTGCCCCGAGCAGCGGCCAGAGATCCGCTACGTGACCCAGCGGGTGGAAGTGCCCATCTCCGTGCCCTGCCCGGCCCCTCCTCCTGACGATCCTCCCCTCCTGGCCATCGAAGGCTTGCCCCCCGGGGCACCCCCCGCGGAGGTGATCAAGGCCTACGCGGTGACCACCGAGCAGCTGATGGGCTACTCCCGCCAGCTCGAGGCGCGGCTCGCCGCGTACCGCCGATGAGCAGACCCCGCCACAAGGTCTTCTGGGGGCTGCTCCTGCTGGTCGGCCTGGCCCTCATGGGTGTCTCGGGCGTGTGCCTGGCACAAGGCCCGGTTCCTGCACCTCTCAGTGCGGCCCCCACCTGGTTGCAGGTGGCCGCGGGCGTGCTGGGCACCCTGGTCACCGCGATCGTCTCGGTCTCCGTCGCCGCGCTGCAGATCTCGCACAAGATCTCCAACCGCATCACCAAGGAAGTCGCGGACCTGCGTGAGCACGTGACCAACAAGGTCAACGCGCTCGAGGCCGCGTTGCGGGTCGATCTGGCCCCGGCGCACCGGGTGGACAGCCTGACCAGCAAGCTCACTTCGGTCAACGCAGGCCTCGACAAGCTGGCCGGCCTCGACCCGCCATCGCAGCGGGAGTGCCGGGAGCTCCACGCGGAGATCGACGCGACCCATGCGACCCTGCGCGAGCGCCTCGCGGTGCTCGAAGCCAGAGTCCCCCAGCTCGCCCCAGTGGCCCCAGCTTCGAGCAACAAGGTATGACCGAGCGGCTCCGCCGGCTGGTCGAGAAGGCCCAGATCAAGCCCGAGACCTACCGCAAGGTCCGGGAGATCATCCAGCTGCATCACGAGGCCTTGGTCGAGGCCATGTGCGGCACCTCGGAGCTGGCCCCCGAGGTCGTCGCGCAGATCCAGGCCGCGGGTATCCCCCGGTGGAGCGGACCGGCCGCGGTCGAGCAGGGTGTGGACCTGGGGATCTTCCTGGCCGCGACCAAGGATCCGTTCCAGGACGAGATGACCTACTCCGATTTTCGGAAGAGGGTGGGGCGCAGGGAAAGCCCCCTTTCCTACGCCGAGGCGGTCGCGCACCAGGATGCGAAGGCCCACGCGGCGCGCTACTGCCGAGGCCTCGGGAATACGGTGGACGAGCAGACCCAGAGTGTGATCGTCGTGACCGACGAGGCCCACCGGGCCGAGATCGAGCGCCGCTTCCGGGAGGAAGTGTCCGAGGCGGTCAACATGCGGGAGACCGCGCAGCAGCTCAAGCAGCGGCTGGGCCGGGTGGAAGAGGACTGGACTCGGGACCTGCACCGGATCGCGTCCACCGAGCTCCACAACGCTATGCAGGCCGGCCGGGGCGCGGCCATCGCTCGAGACCACGGGGATGACGCTCGGGTGGCTAAGAGACCAAATAGCGACGCTTGCGCGGCTTGTTTGGATACCTACCTCGACGAGGACGGCAAGCCCCGGATCTTCAAGCTGTCGGAGATCCGGACCGCGAGCAACGCCCGAGACCCGGCGACCGGCAAGGCCCGCAAGCGGGCGGAGTGGGTGCCTACATTGGAGTCGCTCCACGTACATTGTAGGTGCCAGGTACTACATATCCCACAAGGCTGGGGCTTCAACGAGGAAGGCCAGCTGGTTCCCAAGTCGCTGCTGTCCAAGCAGGCGAATGGGATTCGCCCGTGAGCCTGCCCCACGTCACCTGCCAGAACTGCGGCTCGATCATCGCGCAGAACGACACGGACGAGCCCGGCGCGGGCTGGTGTGTCCGAACGAAGATCCTGAAGGTCGGCTCCACTGGTGTGCATGTGCGCTGCCGCCACTGCGGCGAGCTGGTCAAGATCCCCCTGGTCGAGCCGGCTCGGGAGCGCCCCCCGGTGAAGGTCGTAGTTCGTCGAGCTGCCCATCCCGCCTGAATCCCCTTGACGGGTATCCCCCAAAGCGTCCCACCCGGTGAAGCCAGCAACCTGAAAAAATCTTCCTCTTCCCGAAAACAACCTCTTGACAGACATCCCTGCCGTACCTATGTTGGTATGGGGAGAGGGAGAAGGGGAACCAACCAGAGGAGGCAGACCAGATGGCCAACAACCCCAAGCGCACCCCGACCGAGGCGATGGTCACCATGGCGGCCGAGCTGGTGGCGCTCGGTACCACCGTCGAAGAGGCGGTGGCGAAGCTGGTGAAGCTCCTGCCCGGCGCGGACGCGAAGAAGGCCCGGGACGAGCTCTACGAGCGCTTCCCGGGGCAGGTGAGCTGGGCCCGGGCCGCTGCCAAGGCGGGCTGGGGCTCCTCGAAGCCCTTGGGCCCCGAGGGGTCCGACTACTGACGGGCGGGAGGGCTTGAGGGCCGAGGGGTACGACACGGCGACCGGGCGCCTCAGCCGGGAATCTGGGGCACCTGAACGACGACTGCAACGGAGGCAAGCGACCATGTCCGAGAACGGGACCATCGAGGACGAGGGGTGGATGGACGAGGACGAGGACGAGGACGAGGACGAGGGGTGGATGGACGACGACGAGCAGGCCGCTGTTGCCCTGGCCGAAGATGAGCTGGACGACGCCCTCCGGGCCGACCTGAAGGCTACCCTGGAGACCTTCCACGACGCGGACATCGACGACGATGAGGTCCAGCGCTGGTACGACGCCTGCCCCGATTCCGAGAACCCGGCCGAGTGGTGCTGGCGCTGGCTCGACGCCGGCCTCGACTTCCCCAAGGTGGCCAAGGACGCGCACCTCTGGCAGCTGACCCCCGAGGCCGTGCGGGCCGAGATCGACAAGCTGGACGACGCCAGCGAGGAGCCCGACCAGCGCAAGGCGGTCAAGGCCGCGCGGTTGGCCCGGGACGGCAGGCCGGCCAAGGAGGTCTTCGGGCTGCGGGAGATCGGCCGCTACGACGGCGCGGTGCTGGTCTCCGACGACGAGGCCCACTTCTGGGTCACCCCGGAGTCACTGGGCGAGATCCTCGACCCGCCGGCCAAGGGGACGCGGGAGGAGGAGCAGCTCTACAGTCGGTGGTGCCGCGAGAACGGGGCCGAGAACCCGTTGCCGGCCTGCTCCGAGTGTGGCCACATTCTGGCCCAGGGCGCGGACATTCACTCCGGCGACTTCGGCGATTACGTCTGGGGCACTTGCCCCGAGTGTGGATACAGTGTGGAGATCTACGAGGGCAACGAGGGCTGGCCCTCGGCCGAGCTGTACGAGTAGCGAATCCCGTTCGCCGGCGTCGCTGCAAGGGCCAGAAGGCAACGGCGCGCTGCTGTCCTGCGCGTACCTGATCTTGGTCGATCCCGTGGGCGTACGTCTGGAAGCTCTGGCGCCTCGCTGAATCCGGTTCGCATTTTTGTTGACACCTCCCCCCACACCTGCCTACCCTGAGAGTCGAACGTAGGTAAGCGCCCTCCCCCGCGGTCACGGGTGGCTTCCTCCTAGAGCCGAGCTCGACTCGGCGGCAGCCTTCACCCTCGGCTGCTGGAGGAGCTGTCCCGTGACCGCTTCTTTTTGCTTCTACACCCAGGCCCAGCCCTTCGAGAAATCGGAGCGGGGCCAGGTGTCGATGCGAATCGGCGGCATCGTCAGCACCCCCAACCGTGACCAGGAAGGCGAGCGCTTGCTCAAGGATGGCTTGGACTTCGGGCCGTTCCTGAAACAAGGCTACTTCAACGACAACCACGGCAAAGAGACCATCCATGTGGTCGGCTACCCGACCGCGGACGTCAAGTGGGTGCGCAAGGGCGAGCGCCTGCCGAACGGCGAGCTCGCCAAGGTCTCCGGCTGGTGGGTCGAGGGCGCCCTGGTCGGGGAGCGCGGCCGGGAGATCTTCAAGATCGCCAAGGACCTGGAGAAGCAGGGGGCCCCGCGCAAGCTGGGATTCAGCGTGCAGGGAGCCACCCTCGAGCGCAACCCCCTCGACCAGCGCGACGTCACCAAGGCCGTGGTCAAGCAAATCGCGATCACCTTCTGTCCCGTCAACGCCGAGACCGAGCTGATGGTATTGAGCAAGGCCCTGTCGGCCGGCTCTGCGATCGCCAACCCCGGCGTGGCCCCCGGTGGCGGCTTCGCGCTGCGCACCGAGGCCCTCGACGGCCAGACGAAGATCGGCGGGAGCAAGGACGATCTGCTGGTGCTGCGTCCGCGCAAGCGGAAGAAGAAGAAGGGGCTGGCCCCGAAAGAAGGCCATGCGCTCCTGCGCTCCCTGTACCCCAACCTCCCCGAACCGATGATCGGCGCGGCCTACCGCTTCGCGTGCTCCCTCAAGCACGCCATGGGGGAGGTGCGATGAACCCCTCGAACCGAGTGAGGCCCACATGAATCGCATGACCCACGAGGAGTACGTCGAGAAGTGCCGCGGCCTGGGTCGCAATCCCATGACCAAGGCCGACTTCGACGGGCTCGACGACGACAGCTACAAGAAGGCGCTCGACCCCGACGAGGAAGAAGATGAGGAGGACGAGGAAGAGGAAGAGGACGAGGAGAAGTCCCTGACCCTCGCCCCCGACGAGGAAGAGCTCGCCAAGTCGATGGATCACCTCCTCGCGATGGCCGAGAGCGATCGGGGATCGTCCCGCTTGTCCGAGCTGGCCGCGAAGGCCTCGTCCGGATCGCTGGAGAAGAGCGAGCGGGCGGAGCTGCAGCAGCTGCTCGCCGAGCAGGATGTCCAGCCCGAGGTGGGCGAGGAGTTCTTCAAGAGCGAGACCGCGCAGGAGGCCTTCGAGGCCACACCGTTCTTGACGGCCTTCGCCCGGGAGATCTCTGGCGCGGTCAACGAGCTGAGCAAGTCGGTCCGCGACGGGCAGTTCGGCCAGCACGAGTTCAACAAGCGGCTGGCCAGAGGCTTCGACGGCCTGGCCAAGTCGCTGTTCGCGGAGCGGCGGCGCACCGACAGCCTGATCAAGGGCCTGACCGAGCAGGTGGAGCGCGTCTCCGGCCAGCCGGTCCCATTCAAGGCCCAGGTCTCCGTGCGCGACCTGGAGAAGGGCGGGCGCCCGTCCGCGGACGAGCTCGAGCGGCTCCAGAAGAGCCAGAGCATCACCCCGCGCCAGGCCCAGGCCATCGTCAGCACCCTGTTCGACGAGGCCTACAAGGCAGGCAACTCGGAGCTGGCCAAGTCGCTCGAGGGTCCGCTGACCCGGCTGAGCGTCTGCCACGGGGACTGGCGCGAGGGCCTGAGCCCCGAGCTGGTCAAGATGATCACCAACCGGTCCGCCGGAGCCGTGGGCTGAGGGCGGAGGAGGAAGCGATGCACAGCAATCTCGTCACCCTGGCCGACTTCGGCGACGCCGCCTTCGGCGGATCTTCGACCCCAGAAGAGATCCGGGAGCTGGCCAAGGCCCTGTCGGCTGGCCAGGACATCAACAACCCCGGGGCCGCGGCCGGCCGCGGCTTCCCCCTCCGTGTCGAGGCCCTCGACGACGTGCTGAAGGTCGTCACCTTCGGCGAGTCGGATCTCGTCTTCTGGAAGGACATCCCCAAGAAGGGCGCCACGAACACCGTCCAGGAGTTCAACCGGCTGTCCAGCGTCGGCAACGAGGACGGCATCTTCGTCGGCGAAGGGGAGCTGCCCGAGGAAGACGACAGCACCTACGAGCGTCTCTACACGCTGATCAAGTTCATGGGGACCACGCGGCGGGTGACCCACCCGATGCAGGTCATCAAGAACGCCCTGCCCGACAGCGTGCTCGCAGCCGAGGCCCGGGGCGGCACCCTCAAGCTGCTGCGCGGCCTAGAGCTGCGCCTCTGGAGCGGCGACGCGACCGCGGACGCGGTGGAGTTCGACGGGTTCGAGCGCAAGTTCATCGACGGCGTGTGTGGCCTGGCCACCGGCGCCAGCAACGTGATCGGCTCCGCGGCCTGGCTCACCGACGTGGGCACCGTGCTGAACACCAACCTGATCCAGGACGCCCGCTACGGCAACCTCTCCAAGGACCTGGCGTCGGACATGGTGACCTACATCTCCGACGATCCCAACCACGGGACCGTGACCGACTGCTACATGCCGTTCACCGTCCACAAGGACTTCTCCAAGCTGTTCTACCCGCTGGCGCGCGGGGACCTGAGCAGCACCGGTGAGGCCGGCAACGTCGTCAACAAGTGGAACAGCCCGTTCGGCAAGGTGGACCTGAAGCCCAGCAAGTTCATCCGCATGAGCTGGCTGACCAACCAGGCCGGCACGGGCAGCACCCTGAAGCGTCCGGCGCCCCCACTGCTCGGCGGCGCGGGTGTGACCACCCCGGCCGTCGCGGTCGCGACCACCGGTCCCGGCTTCGGCGGCGCGGTGCAGGGCCGCACGGCCCCCGCGGCCGTGGACGGCGCGGGCAACTACTACTTCGAGGTGGTGGCCTGCAACCGCTACGGCAAGTCGGCCCCCCTGGCGATCGGCCCCGTCGCGGTGGCCGTGGGCGACGAGGTGGACATCCCGATCGTGGACGGGAGCCCGGCCGGCGTCACGACCCACTACGAGGTCTACCGCTCCTACCGAGGTGCCACGGCCGCGGCCGGCAACTGCCGCTTCATCATGCGGGTCCGGCGCACCGGCGCGGTCCAGACGATCCAGGACACCAACCGGTTCCTGCCGGGCACCGGCCGGGCCTACTGGATCCAGCGCAACCTGCAGAGCATGGCCTGGCTGCAGCTGCTGCCGCTGCTGAAGATCAACCTGGCCCAGATCGACCTGAGCACCCGCTTCGCCATGGTGCTCTACGGCGCGCTCGAGCTGTTCGCCCCGAGGAAGAACGGCATGATCATCAACATCGGGCCGCTGGTCTGATCCATCGGGTTGTGACCTGAGCCGGCTCGGGTCAACCCTCTTCGTCAGGAGGTCTCTTGTGAGCTTCCTGGCGATCCAACGAGTGGAGGAAGGGCCATGTTGCTGAAGTGGACGGAAGGCAAGCCCCCCGAGAGCATCTGGGCCGGCGGCAAGAAGTGGCGGATCGACCCCGTGTCCTGCCTGGTGCTC